TGGGGGGTGTAGATTTGGTGATTTTGAACTGTAGAGCAGAAGGCAGAAAAACTCTCTACTTCTCACATCCTCTAATGTCTGCCTAACCACCCCCGTTGATATTGTATTAAACTAGGTGTATCAAAGCAAAACCCCCATAGACGGTCTAGATCTACAGGGGCTTCTAACCAAATAACTGTTAAGGAGTTGAAATGGCTGAGCAAGATCATACCGTAACCAAAGACCTGTTGCATCGTATCTTTGACTACAAAGACGGCAATTTGTATTGGAAAGACGATAGAGGCGCAAACAAAGTAGCTGGATCGATTGCGGGATATAAAGACCCCAAAGGCTATGTAATCATTGTTTTAAACAAAATTCACTATCGAGCCCATAGACTTATTTACATAATGTTTAATGGGTATACAAATCAGTTGATAGATCATATCATGGATAAACTGTATCCCAGTTTGGGAGTCAATAAAGTTGGATACATTTTGGGCAATAAATCGTATATTTTCGATACGCTGAAAGGAATAGTCAGCTAATGGCACGTCCTTCAAAGCTCACTGACAAACAGTGGGAAGAAATCAAAAGCCGAATGCTCAAGGGCGAGAAGGCTGCGGATCTATCCCGAGAGTACGGGGTGAGTAAGACATCGATCAGCGAACGNCTTTCCGAACGAATCCGAACAATGAAATCCGTTTCAAATCAATTAGTTACGGCTGAACAGAATTTAAAGGCTTTACCTGTTTCCGAACAAGTTACCGTACTAAACTTTGTGGATGACCTCAAAGCGATCAGTACGAACCTAGCCAGCGCAGGTAAGTTCGGAGCCATAAATGCCAATCAGTTATCGAGACTGGCAAATCAGCAGCTCAATACAGTGAATGAGGAAAACCTCCTGACTGGCGAAGGCATGGTCGCACTCAAGACGGTGAGCGCATTGCAAGACATGGCAAACGAAGCCAGCAAAGTTCCCTTGGGATTGCTCAATGCAAACAAGGAACAAGTGCAGAAATTCACAAGTACCGAAGACTCAGATCTGCGGGAAATGACAGACGAGGCTCTCCTTGCCATCGCAAGCCGAAGCAGCTAAGGAAGTCCTAATCAGGCGCAGGGCTCGTGCAGACATTCTGCAGTATGCCAACGCTATTGATGTACCGGGTAAACCGTCCACAGACGATCCCGACACTGAATTCTTTGAGCCAATCGAAACCACGATGGCTCATCATCATCGGCTTTTATTGCAAAAGCTAGATGAAGTAGCAAATACTCCGTATGGTCGAATGATGGTATTTATGCCCCCAGGCAGTGCCAAATCGACCTATGCCTCAGTAGTTTTCCCCAGTAAGTACCTTGGGGCTCAGCCAAACCGTAAGGTGATCCTAGCCAGCTATGGTGACGATCTAGCCCGAAAACTGGGTAGACGCACCCGATCAATCATTAAGCAGCCTAGATACCGAGGAATCTTCGGAACTGGGCTGACAGTCGAGTCTTCGGCTGCTCAAGAGTTCTCACTGGACAACGGCAGCGAATACATGGCTTGCGGTATTCTCGGGGGCGTTACTGGTAATCGAGCTCATGGAATCATCATTGATGACCCTATCAAGGGACGTGAGCAAGCTAATTCGGACACAATCCGTAATAAAACCTATGACGCTTTCGAGGATGATCTAAAGACCCGTTTGATACCGGGAGGCTGGATTGTCCTCATTCAAACCCGTTGGCACGAGGATGACCTCGCTGGACGAATACTTCCCGATGGCTGGAAAGGTGNGTCCGGCAGGATTCTCTGCAAGGACGGCAACTACTGGGAAGTGGTCTGCTTACCCGCTAAATGCGAAAACGAGGGAGATCCCCTTGGCAGACAGATCGGNGAATACCTTTGGACCGAATGGTTNGATGAGAAGCACTGGGCTCAATTTGAGCAAAACCCGAGAACGTGGTCGGCACTGTATCAGCAGCGACCAGCTCCTTTGGACGGTGATTTATTTAAACCCGATCAGATAAAGATTATTGACGCTTTACCCGCAGAGGAAATCAAGTGGTGTAGAGGCTGGGACTTAGCCAGCACTACAGACGGTGACTACACTGCGGGAGGAAAACTTGGAAGATTGCNCGATGGACGCTTTGTTATTGCAGATATGGTTAGACTGCGTGTGGGTCCCGATCAGCGTGACGCAGCAATGGTTAATACGGCTGGGCTTGATTCAAGAAAAGTCAAAATAAGCATTCCGCAAGACCCCGGACAGGCGGGTAAAACACAAGTGTTATACCTAACCCGAGCATTGGCAGGATATACTGTCAGCAGCTCTCCCGAGTCAGGCGACAAAATCACGAGAGCAGAGCCGTTTNCTGCTCAAGTTAATATTGGTAACGTATTAATGCTTCGAGGAGATTGGAATGCACCCTTGATAAACGAAATGCGAATATTCCCCAATGGATCACATGATGACCAAGTGGACTCGCTATCAAGAGCGTTTTCTGAAATAATGATTCCTCGCAAGAGTTTCTTTGGATAGGATTTTATGTTTAAGTGGCTAAAAGGAAAGACAGAGGTTCAACAAGAACCTATTAAGCCCAAGGCTCGTAAAAGCCTATTCAGCACTCATGCGTTCGATATTCTCGATCCCGATGCTAAACGATTCAAATTGGCTGACTCTTTGGAAGCGATCAAAAAGACTCAGCCAGCGTTCTATGGCGAATACGCTATGGATGACTCCAGCAATGGAGTAGCTAATTTCAAAATGTACGCAAACGGTATGAATACCGTTTCCGATGCAGTAGTTGGCTGGTATGTTTCACAAGGTTTTATCGGTGCTCAGTTATGCGGTATCTTGGCGCAAAACTGGTTAGTGAATAAGGCTTGTGCTATGCCAGCCGATGATGCTATCCGTAAGGGCTACAACGTAGTTACCGTTGACGGTGACGAGCTAGATCCTGAAGCCGTTAAGATCATCAAGGCTTACGACAAAGCGTACAAGCTCAATTTCAATATGCGTGAATTCATCCGTAAGGGTCGAATTTTCGGCATTCGCATTGCAATGTTTAAAGTCATTTCGACTGACAAAGATTATTACGAGAAGCCTTTCAACATTGATGGCGTGACTGCAGGTTCCTATAAAGGGATCGTACAAGTTGACCCGTACTGGACAGCTCCAATGCTGGACGGTGCTTCTGCCAGCCAACCGGATACCCTGCACTTCTACGAGCCGACTTGGTGGATCATCAACGGTAAGAAGGTTCACCGTAGCCACTTAATCATTTTCCGTCATGCCGAGCCAGTAGACGTACTCAAGCCCCAATACATTTATGGCGGTGTGCCATTGACTCAGCAGATCATGGAGCGAGTCTATGCTGCCGAGCGAGTTTCCAATGAAGCCCCTCAGTTGGCAATGTCCAAGCGGACAACAATTTGGCTAACCGATATGGAAGCCGTCATGAGCGACACCAACGCAGCAATCGGAAGATTGCAGCAATGGGCTGCTTATCGTGACAACTACGGAGTCAAACTGGGCGATAAAGAAGGTGACGAATTCCAACAGTTCGACACTTCTCTAGCCGACTTCGATTCCCTCATCATGACCCAATATCAGCTCGTGGCTGCTATTGCAGGTGTGCCAGCTACTAAACTGCTTGGTACTTCTCCGAAGGGCTTTAATGCCACTGGCGAATACGAGGAAGCAAGCTATCACGAAATGCTGGAGTCGATCCAATCAAACGATCTGACCCCATTCGCTGAGCGTCATCATCAACTGGTTATCAAGTCTTTTGTAGAGCCACAGCTCAAGAAAAAGCTCGACCTCGANACNACNTTNAACTGGCTTCCACTCGATACACCAACTGCCGAGGAATTGGCTGCGACTAACCTTGCTAAGGCTCAGGCTGGACAAGCGTTGATCGGCTCCGGTGCTATCAGCAGCGAAGATGAGCGTCAACGTGTGGCAACTGACAAGCAGTCCGGCTACAACGAAATCGGTATTCTTGAAGATCAAGACCCTGAAGGCGAGGAACTCGC